CGTGTTGACGCTATTGGTCAGTGTTGGATGGGTCCCCATCGTTTGGAGACTGTAGCACACAATTTTTGGGACGCTAATGGGGTGCCTAGGGCGCTCGACTTTAGTAGCTACTATATTCTAGGGCCTGACAGGTCTATACACTATGCCATTCCGGCATCTGTCAAGCGATATAAGTTGGAGAACACTGATCTCGTTGATGATTATGCATCTTTTGAGGTTGATGCCGTCTTGATGATGGCTCTTCATTCTGAGGTGCGTTATACCTTAGCCTCTCCAAGGCTGGGCGGTAAGTATTCGATGGTTGTCGTACATCCTGTTAGAGGGGTGTTGACTTTGCCAGTTGAGATGTCTGCGATTGATAAGAGGTTTTTGTGTAAGTATACCACTGACACTGAGCCTGGGTACTCCGGTGCCCCAATTATAGACAAGGACACTGGTAAGGTTGTTGCCAGGCATAAAGGGAATGTGAGTAATTCAAAGCACAATTGTGCGATTGGTCACTCTACCCCCTTGATTGCAATGTGTGGAACTGTTAGTCCTCAAATGGCATCTAAGGTGCCAAAAAACTAGTAGATGGGGTCTTTCAAATACGTGAGAGTCTTGGTGACTTTCATTTTCTTGAGTTTGGGTATACCCACGGTATTATGGGGAAGGCTCGGATGTCGCCTAACTTGGAGCTGATTAGTCATGCTCAGAGTAAAGGTTATTCCTTGCCTGATAACTATTACGTGGTGCAGTTTGATCGTGAATTGCTGGATAATGACTTTGCTAAATTTAGGAAGCCGTATCCGTATTACCCAGATAGAGAGAAGATGATTATGGTTGAGGCCGCAATGTTGCGGATTCTTATGCCATTTATGTTTGCTGAGACTCTTACGTGGCTGGAAGCTTTGTCTTATATGGACTTATCGAAGTCTCCTGGTTGGCCTTTCAACATGAAATATCACACTAAGCGTGATGCATTGGAGGCGGAATATGATCTCATTTATGAGGTCGTACATCGTATCCTGTTGCATGGTGATGTTGATTACGTGTGGGAAGGTCGTCGCTACAGGACGTGTTATTGGTTGACTTCACCTAAAGAGGAGATTCGTCCCCTCGAGAAGTTGGCCAATCCGGACAAGGCTAAGAATAAAGTTCGTACTTTTATGTGTGGTGATATGTTCTCCTATATTGTTGGAATTATGCTTTACGCGAAGCAAAATGACAACCTGTTAAAGATGGCTTTTTCGAGTCATTGGTCCTCAGTTGGGGTAACAGAATGGTATGGGGGTTGGCACGAG